GGGAAATATTTTAAGTCCAATTGCTCTTTTTGAGATAAATCCCGGAGAGTTTTATTTTAGACCATTAAAGAAAGGAGAAAAACATGAGTAAAAGATTAAAAATAGTTACAACACCTTGGCACACAATGCATTTTTGGGATCTGTTTAACGCCTTAAAAGATGATGCTGACTTCTTCTTAATACACAACTCAAGTAAGAAGTGGTATTACGAAACAAGGCCTTTACCGGAAAATGCTAGTTATGTTCCTTATTATGAAAAAGGGAAATACGATCTTGCAATATTAGACGTAGATCAGCAATGCGTGAATGATAATTTAGGAAAGAGCAGGTTGTATAAAGAAATGAGAGATCTAATTACTGATATTCCTGTTATAGTTATTAACCATGGTAGTCCTGTTTACCCGGAGTTTCTAAAAATAGGAGATGGAGAAACATTTGAATATGCAGAAAAGAAATGCAAGAGAGATATGAGAGGGTTAGTAGAAAAAAGGACAATGGTTATTAATTCATTTGCCGGGAAAACTGATAAAGAATGGGGTTGGGGAAATCCTATATGGCATGGAATGAATAAAGACGATTGGTTTGATCTAACTAAAGAGCCTAGAGTATTTACAGCTTTAAGTCCGGCCGGTTGCGATCTATATTATAACCGGGAGAGAATGAATGAAGTATCACAAATACTAGAAGAAAAATACGGGATAATTCTATGGTGGGCTAGGGTAAATATTGATACTGAAAAATCATTTGATACTTATAGGAATTATCTAGGCAAATCACTTCTTTATTTAGATACCTCATTCAGAACACCAATGAACAGAGGCAGAACAGAGGCAATGCTATCCGGTTGCTGTGTTATACAAGTTGATGGCGCTCATGACTTAAACAAATTTGCTATCAATGGCAAGAACATGGTTATTGTTCCAGACAATGCCGAAGAAATTGCCAAAAAAGTAGTTTATTATTTAGGAGAGGGCTATCAAGAAGCAGTTAAAATAGGACAGGCCGGTAAGCAGATGGCAATAGAAACATTTAATTATAAGCGATACCGTCAAGATTGGCTTGATATTATTGCTAAAAAAATATGGAGATAAAAATAATTACATTCCAAAAAAAACATGGCCGTAGACAAGGGTCTATTGGCTCATCAATAATTAGAGGAGATTGGTTAGCAAATCATTGGCCAGAAGCAGAAATATGGACGGAGGGAGTTAAAAGTGATGTTATGATATTCCAAAAAGTTTATTGGTCAGAGATGATGAAAGAATACCCGGGCATTAAGATATTAGATCTATGCGATCCCGATTGGTTAACCGGAGAATTAGAATTAGTTAAGCTATCTAAACTTGTTGATGCAATTACTTGCTCATCACAAGGATTATATGACTATGTTAGCAAGATAGTTGATATACCGGTTAGAATGATACCGGATAGATTAGATCTTGACTTCTTTGATTTTAAGAAAAAGCACGAAAAGAAATTAAAAAAAGTTGCTTGGTTTGGATATGGCCATAATGCTAAAAGCGTTTTGCCGTCAGTTATTCCATCTTTAGCAAGGTTAGGAATTGGATTAATTATTATATCAAACGAGGAATATAATAATGATGGCGCCTATGAAATAGAAATTCAGAATAAAAGATTTGATTGGGATACAATAAAGTATGATTTAACAAATGCAGATGTAATTATTAACCCTCAACCAATGCAGATCAATACAAGATTTAAGTATAAGTCAGATAATAAAACATGGATTGCTTATGCTTTAGGAATGCCGGTAGCAAACGATTTAGAAGAAATGGAGAGATTTATGGATCCAGATGAGAGGAATAAAGAAGCAGAAAAGAATTTGAAATTTATCAAAGAGAAATGCGATATAAAACAATCAGTAATAGAATTTACAGATCTAATAAAACTATGTCAAGAAAGAAAAAAATAAAAGTAAACATGTTAGTATCAAAGACAGAGAGGCAGTTTTTAGAATTTTGCCGGAAAGTTGGTTATGCAGAGGGACAACTCTGCATAATGGAGGGAGAGCCTGTTAAACTGCTTAATCCGGTTAAATCTGTTAGATTTGATGTGGTTGTGGATAAAAAAGAGGAAACACCATTGACAGAAAATAGATGGTAATTTATAATTAAGACAAATACGATATAACTAAACTCATCACTAAACGGAGAGTTTGCAAACATTTTTTTGCGACTCTCTGTTTTTTTTATAACATGAATAGAATACAACAATTTTTAAGCGAAAAAGTATTAGGAATTAGGCCAGAAATAAAAGCTGAAACTCAAAGGCCTAAAAAAAAGATAATTCCATTTACACCTCAAACAGCTTATGGGTTACCTGAACCTGCTCCTATGGATCAAATGGCACAATTAAATTCTTATAGATCATGGGTATATGCTTGTGTAAATAAAATTAAAGACGAGATGGCAAATTTACAATTAGAACTTTATAAAAGAAAAAATAAAGGAGAATTAAAGAAGCAACCAACAGCAGAAGTATTGGATCTATTGGATCGTGTAAACAATTACATGACAAGATACGATCTTTTTGAATATACAAGTTTAGTTTGGGAATTAGCCGGAGAATGTTTTTGGTGGAAAATAAAAGGAGAAAATAAAAAGCCAATATCTATTTATCCATATTTACTACCATCTAATATGTCAGTTGTTCCGGGAGATGATACATTTGTTAAATCTTATGTTTATAGAGTGCCGGGAACAAGCCAAGAAATAACTTTTGATGCTGATGAGATTATACATTTCAAATATCCTAATCCTATCAATCCTTATAGGGGCATGTCGTCAGTAAAAGGCGCTGAATATGCTATTGCCACAGACAACCAAGCGTCTAAATGGAATTGGAATTTCTTTAAGAACTCTGCTAAGCCATACGGGATTATTACTTATCCCGGGACAATGGGAGAAGCGCAATACAAGAGAATTAAAGCTCAATGGGAAGCCGGGCATAGTGGCCAAGAGAATGCACATAGACTAGCAATTTTAGAGGGAGGAAAGAATGGGAAAGGCGCTGAATTTAAGGAAATTGGATTTGGCCAGAAAGATATGGACTTTATAGAGCAAAGGAAAATGAGTAGAGATGAGATTTTTCTTGCATTTGGAATACCTAAAGGGATCATGTTAGCAGAAGATGTAAACAAAGCTAATGCAGAAGTGCATAGCCAGATATTTATACAAAATACTATTGTTCCTAAGTATAGAAAATTTGTATCTTATTTGAATGAATTTTTATTGCCAGATTTTGATGATAAAGACGAATACTTTTTTGATTTTGTAGATCCAACAATGAGAGATACAGAATTAATGTTAAAGTATTATGAGAGTGGATTAAAAAATGGTTGGTTAAGTCCAAACGAAGTTAGAGAATTAGAGGGGTATTCAGAATTTGAGGGAGGAGAAATGTTATTTGCACCTGTCAATATGATACCTATTGGAGAAGCACCGGAAAGCAAAAAAAGTATTACAACTAACATAACAAGGCAAAGGCGAACTTCACAGGAAGTTATTAATGATGTTTTAAAGCAAGTTAAAGGCAACATTTCAAAAAAGCTAGTAACATTATCAAAAACAGTATTCAAAGATAAAATCACTAAAGATAAAAAAATTAAGAAGAAGAAAAAAAAGAAAAGCAAGAAAAAGAAAAGTTTTTTTACAAAGGATCAAAGGGAAAAGTATGCGATCAATCATATTAAGAGAGCAGATCGCGAGGAGGGATTATTTAGAAGAAGTTTATCTGATTATTTTAGAGGCCAAGAGAAAAGAGTATTGCCTACATTAAAATCAGTTAAAGATATTAAAAGCGCTTCTGTTAGATTTGATATTAAAGCAGAAACTCAAATAGCAATAACAATGTTTAGTCCGATTGTTGAAGCATTAATAAAAGAACATGGCACAGACGCAATGGCATTATTAGGAGTTATGCCATTTGATATGAGTGCAAATGAAGTTGCAATTTACCTAGAAAAAGAGGGATTGAAATTTACTAATGAGATAAATAAGGTTACTAAAAAGAAACTTGCTAAAGCTATTGCAGAGGGAGAAGAAGCCGGAGAAGATCTAACTCAAATTAGTAGTAGAATTAGAAGAATTTATAGCGATGCAAGAATTACCAGATCAAATATCATAGCCAGAACAGAAGTATCAAGATCATCTAATTTTGGAACAGTAGAGGCCTATAAGCAATCAGATGTAGTTGAAGCAAAGGAATGGTTAGTAACACCAGATGAAAGATTATGTGATTATTGCGCTCCGATGGACGGGAAGATAGTGGGATTAGATAGTAACTATTTTGATAAGGGAGATAGTTATGAGGGCAATGCAGATAGGCCAATGGACTTAAATTATGGAGATGTAGAGCAACCACCATTACATGCTAGTTGCCGTTGCACTACAATACCTGTTTTGAAATAAATAATAATTATGGAATAAGATTATTATACCAAAATAATTTGATATAATGCTCAAGTTTCTAACAAAATCATGTTAAAAAAAGTATTTGCTAGAGGTCAAATAAAAACAGTAAAAGAAAATGGAATGATTAACGGCGCAGTTGGATCAACAGGCGCAACAGATAGAGATGGAGAAATTTTAGATCCTAATGGTTGGAAATTACAAAACTTTAAGAAAGCACCAAGATTATTGTGGGCGCATGATGCTTGGAGTTTACCGATTGGCAAAGTAAATAACATTGAAGTAGATAGCAAAGGACGTCTTGTTTTTGATGCTGAATTTGCTGAAAAAGAAAATGATTTTGCAAAGAAAGTTGCCGATCTAGTTAGAGGTGGTTTTCTAAATACTTTTTCTGTTGGTTTTAAGCCGTTGGAATTTGACGATGAAACAGATACTTTTAAGAAAATGGAATTGTTAGAGATCTCAATGGTTAATGTTCCGGCTAACCCCGAAGCAAGATTGAGTTTAGATTATAAGAGTTTTATTAAAGATGAAAATAAAT